CCGCACCCAGTACCGCCTCAAGATTGGAAAACACGATAGCGTCACGGGGTGATCCATCGCGGTTGAATGCAAAACCGGATTCGACCCGGTGGAACTCGCCAATGTAAAAACGAACCATGATTTTTCTCCTGTTGATCAGAAGTTGTAGTCGTAGAACTTAACCGGCTTATCCGAAAGCTCATAGCGGTTGCCGCCAGAGTCGCGCCAGCCGCGCTTGCCCATCCGGATACGGAAGGTGACGGCTTGATCGTCGCTAGAGATGATCCAGCGCTGCGATGACTGGTTGACCACCGTGCCGCTAAATCCGCCGGGTATGAAGTCCGGCTTCCACGAGGGGTCACGCTCAGCACTCATCGAGCGAATCTCCAGCGTCTTATCGCTCACGCGACGGACGATCTCGAAGGGGTTCACGTCGCTGTAGCCAATGTGGTTTGCGTAGTTCATGACAGTCTCCGTTGTTGTTGACAGTTGTTGACTCAGTGCAGTGCCCTCATCGAAGGCACTCTACTGAATCAAGGCTTCCCGGTAGATTGGGCAGATGCTGGTCTGCTTTAGGCCGGACTCCCCTTGTGGAGCCGCCGGGCTGCTTGCGCTCATCCGGCACCAGAACCTTTGTTTGAGTGGCCCGTCTGGGAGGCCAGTGGTGAGTATCTCAACAGCTTTAACAACTGTGGTCAACAACTTTTTTTCACACTTGTCGAAATATTTTTATTCTTGAGCAGGATCAAGGAGTTAGGAGCATGATGGAAAAGCACAAGGGCAAGAAGCACGGCTCGAAGCATGGCCGAAATGAGATGCGAGCGCTCAAGCGAGGCGGCGCAGGCCGCGCAGTGATGGCTGCAGAGGCCGCAGAGTACGGAATGAAGGACGGCGGCTATGTTTGCGGCCACCGCAGTAAGCAGGACTACGGCAAGCGCTGAAATGCCCGGACTATACGAAAACATCTGGAAAAAGCGCCGCCGCATCGCCGCTGGTAGCGGAGAGAGCATGAGGAAGCCGGGAACCAAGGGCGCACCAACAGCGCAGGACTTCCGGAAGGCGGCTAAGACTGCCAAAGGGAAGCGAGGCAAGCAGTGAGCAAGCGGAAAGCAGAGAACAGGGCCAAGAAGGACGCCATCGAGAAAAACGAGGCCGCCGCACTCAAGCAGCGTCAGCTAGCGCAGTTCAAGGCTCTCCAAGAGGGAAGCAAGAAGCTAGGGAGACCCAGCGAGTACACAGATGACCAAGCAGACAGCATCTGTGCATGGATAGCGCAGGGGAACAGCCTCAACAGTTGGTGCAAGATGCATGGCCGGGAAATGCAGACGATCTACCGCTGGATGCGAGATCGGCCCGATTTCCAACAGAAATACGCTCGTGCGCACGAAGACCGCGCCGACACTCTGGCCGACGAAATGGTGGACATTGCCGACGAAGTGGCAGCCGCAGGGGGCAGCATGGAGGCCGTACAGGCCGCCCGGTTGCGCATAGACACGCGCAAGTGGATCGCCGCCAAGATGCGCCCCGGCAAGTGGGGTGAGGTACAGGCTCCCAAGCAGCAGACCGCTGTCACCTTCCGCATAGGGCTGCCCCTCGCACCCCAAGGCGTCACGCTAGAAGGTGAGGCAGTGCAGGTAGATGGCTGATCCACGGCTACCGGAAGGCCCACACTGGCCGTCACGGCCTCCAATGAGGCCTCTGGGGCGAGGCTGACTCCTTATAGAGCGAACGGCCTCGACCGGCTCCCGAGCTGGCCATCGGGCGTCGCAGGCCGGGTGCGTTGGTTCCACCACACATACCTACTCACACGCACTTGGCTGCGCCGACGCGCCCCATGCTGGCCACTGACAGGCCGGGGGTGGGGGTATCGAAGCATCTCGTAAAATTTTTTTGCAGGCATCCTTAACCCAATCGGTCACTGGGCACCTCCTCATCCGCCCAAAGCTAGGTCGCCTCCCCTAGCGGTAGTGACGCTGGATGTCGTAACCAGCAACTCATGGAGGGCTGACATGGGCAGGCAGTTGATTCCGAGTCGGTTTCAAGTCCTTGGTTGCAACATCGAAGTCGAGCTGCGACACCCTGATAACTGGGATCACGATGACGCCGTGGGGATGTATGACCCCATGGGCCATAAGATCACAGTTGTTGTTAAAAGCCAACAGATGATGGAGCATGCGTTCTACCACGAACTCGTGCATTGCATCTTGTTCGCATTAGGCAAGAACGAGTTGTCGGAGGATGAATCCTTCGTAGACACGTTTGCTGGCCTATTGCACCAAGCGATGAAAACGGCGACATACGAGGCAAAGACCAATGGCCGCAAGAAAGGCTAGTGATGAGGAGATATTGGCAGCCCTAGAGCGCAACGGATTTGTGCGCAATAAGGCAGCCCATGAGCTGGGGATGACCAACAGGGTTCTGTTGACGCACCTCAGTAGGATGAAGGCGATGGGGATGAATATCCCCGATACCAGCTATCCGATCGGAAGCACCAAGGCGTTCAAGGTAGATCCTGAGACCCGAGGCTTCGAGATCAAGGAACTGCCGGACGACGACATCTCGATTGAAGATCTGGTCGCGCACCGCAAGAGGCAGTTCGAGGCCAAGAAGAACCACGAGGAAGCTTCCAAGCTCATCCCCGTGAAGATCAAGCTGCAGGGGCCGATTGGCTTGCTGCACTTCGGTGACCCGCACGTAGACGACGATGGCACGGATATTGCGGCTCTTGAGCGCCACACTGCGCTTGTGAGGGATACGGAGGGTCTGTTCGCCTGCAACGTAGGGGATACTCTCAACAACTGGACAGGCCGGTTGGCCCGTCTGTATGGCGAGCAGAGTACGTCAGCCGCTCAGGCATGGCGTCTGGCTGAATGGTTCGTCAACCGCTGTGACTGGCTCTACATGATCGGCGGTAACCACGACCTGTGGTCTGGAGCCGGTGACCCACTGCGCTGGATCGCTAAACAGCAGAACGCACTGTACAAGGCATCAGAGGCGCGTATCGCCCTGAAGTTCCCGAATGGCCGAGAGATCCGGGTGAATGCCCGTCACGATCACTCAGGCTCTTCGGTGTGGAACCCGGCCCACGGGCCGATGAAGGCAGCGATCATGGGAACCCGTGATCACTTGTACGTTGCAGGACACAAGCATGAATCTGCTTACAGTGTTCTCAAGGACGCTATCAGTGGCATTACAATGCATGCGCTGAAAGTAAGCAGCTACAAGATCTATGATCGATTCGCGAAGGAGCGTGGCTTCAGGGACAACACCCTGAGTCCGTGTGCCTTGACGATCATAGACCCGTCCCTCCCCGAGGATCACCCAGACCTGATCAAGTTGTTCTGGGAACCAGAGGAAGGCGTTAAGTATCTCAACTTCTTGCGGAACCAGTAATGGATCTTCAATCTGTTTTTAACGTCGTTCTCGGCCTTGCTGCGACGGCGCTAGGTTGGTTTGCCAGAGAACTGTGGGCCGCAGTCTCTGGTCTAAAGTCAGACGTAGCCAAACTTCGGGAAGACCTCCCGAAGAACTACGTGGCCAAAGACGACTATCGAGAAGACATCCGAGAACTAAAAGGGATGTTAGAAAAGATCTTCGACCGCTTGGAAAACAAAGCGGACAAGTGATGAAGGCGATAACGCTTGCCGCAATATCAAGTTTGCTTTTACTAGGCGCTTGCTCAGATCGGTATCGGTATCCTTGCCAAGACCCAGAGAACTGGGAAAAGGAAGAATGCAAACACCCGGTCTGCACAGCTAGCGGAGTCTGCACCGATATGACATTGAGGCAAGACCCATGCGCGGCCCCGGTAAACTAGACGAGCTTCTTAGGTTTATTGTCGGAATCACTCTGGCAGTAACCCTGCTTTTTATTATTGTCTCTGTTCTTTACTCGCTGATATTCGTGACGCAGCCCATTGATGCGCAGGCTCCGAATGACGCAGAGTTCTTTAAGCTGATCAACCCGATTGCGACATTCTTGGTAGGCACTCTGTCCGGAATCATGATCGGAACAAAGCGCGAGGGGAAAACCGATGATGACAATGGTTAGCACTTTTCTTTCTTTTCTTGCAGGCGGTCTTCCTAAGATCTTGACTATCTTCCAAGACCGGCAGGACAAGAAGCACGAGCTGGCACTGGTTGCCGCGCAGAAGGAGCGAGAGCTTGCTTTAGCCGAGCGCGGATTTCTTGCACAAGCAAAGGTCGAAGAGATCAAGCTTGAGCAGATCCAGACGCAGACGGCAGGCGAAGAGCGGCAGGCTCTGTACCAGCACGACATCGAGGTCGGTAAGGGCGCATCCCAGTGGATGATCAACCTTCGCGCTTCGGTGCGACCGGTTGTGACCTACATCTTCGTTCTTGAGCTGGTAGCTCTGAACATTGCTGGCGTTTGGTATGCCTATACGACTGGCATCCCGTTTGCGATTGCAATGGAGAATGTATTCTCGGATGACGAGATGCTGATCCTGAGCAGCATTATCGCTTTCTGGTTTGGCACTCAAGCTTTCAACAAGAAGTGAAAGTAAGCGACAAAGCGCTGGAGATGATCAAGCACCACGAGGGCGTAAGGACTCGTCCTTACCTTTGCCCTGCTGGCTTGTGGACTATCGGCGTTGGCCACGTTCTATACCCAGAGCAAGCTAACCTCCCCGCACTCCGCACAGTGGAGAATGCCGGGAAGATGCTGCGTAAGGAATTTTCCTTACGACCGGAGGACAACCGTGTCTGGACTGCTACTGAAGTGGACGATCTTCTTGCTAAAGACCTTGCGCGATTTGAGCGCGGCGTGGCCAGATATTGCCCTAATGCTCTTGATAGCCAAGGCCGCTTCGACGCACTCGTTTCCTTTTCTTTCAATGTAGGGTTAGGAAATCTTCAGCGCTCAGGCTTGCGCATGAAGAACAACAGGGCCGAGTTTGATGAGGCCGCCGAAGAGTTCATGAAATGGACGAAGGGCGGTGGAAGGGTTTTACCGGGACTTCTGAAGAGGCGCAGAGATGAACGAGCTTTGTACCTCTCATGTCAAAACTAGATAAACTAACTGACTTAGCTAACTCCGCAACCAACCCTATCTCTGCCGCTAAATCGACGGTGGAGTCTGCTCGTGGCCTGATGAACGAGACCTATGGTCTTGTCGAGGACGCGAGATCTATCGCTGCCAAAGAAGCTGCTCGCAGAGAAAAGAAAAGAGAAGACGCCTCGATCAAGCCGTCTCTCGATAAACAGAAGGCGGTAAAAATAGTAACGCGACGCGATACTAATTCCGCTGTTAATAATTACAACAGCTCGCAGATGGCAGTTACAGAAGCGGCTCGGCAAGCGCTTATCATCCAAAAACAGAAGGATGATGAACACGCTATGTACTGGTCAATGTCTCAAGCCGAAAGGCAAGAGTACGACCGTATTCGCAAAGAGCAGGCAGAGAAAATAAAGCAAGAGCAGTTGCGCATTATTCGCGAGAAGCGAAAGCGAGAGGAGCGCAATGACACTCTTCTCGCAGTGACGCTTGGTCTGTCCCTATTCCTTGCGGGGGGGTTTTTATTGTTCAACGCACTGACCTTGGCAACGCGAGGTGAGTCGTTGATTGATATCATGTTCAAATAGGAGGCAACCTATGAAAGCAAGTGATGTGAAGCGCGAGAACGGCAAGCTCGTTTATCGCGGTCAAAAGTTCGATGGCTTCAACAAGCCGAAGAACGCACCGGCAGGCGCTAAGGAAAAGAAGATGGTTCTGGCCAAGAAGGGCGACGATGTGAAGCTCGTCCGCTTTGGTCTGCGTGGGATGGAGGACTACACGCAGCACGGCAGCGAGAAGCGTCGTAAGAACTATCTGACTCGCTCTGCTGGCATTCGAGACAAGTCCGGCAACCTCACGAAGGACGACAAGTTCTCCGCTAATTACTGGGCACGAAAAGTACTCTGGTAATGGAGATCAGCTACATCCCTCCCGGCGTATCGTCGGAGGCGTTTCACATGGACGACTCGTTCGTCCGTGGACTGATGGGGCCGGTAGGATCTGGAAAGTCCACAGCTTGCTGCTACGAGATTCTCGTTAGAGGCTTGCGGCAGTTGCCGGGGCCAGATGGAATCCGTCGCTCACGATGGGCTGCACTGCGTAACACCTATCCTGAACTCAAGTCGACCACGATCAAAACGTGGATGGACTGGATGAAGGACATTGCGGTTATGAAGTGGGACACGCCGATTACGTCGACGATCAACATCGACAACATTGGCGACGGCACCGGTCTTGAGATCGAAGTGTTATTCATCGCTATCGACAGACCGGAAGACGTAAACAAGCTCCGCTCTCTCGAACTCACTGGCGCGTGGATCAACGAAGCCTCTGAGATGGATAAGTCAGTACTCGATATGTGTACGCAGCGCGTCGGACGATTCCCGTCTAAGCGCGTAGGCGGCCCTTCGTGGACTGGCGTTATCATGGATACCAACCCACCGGACGATGATTCTTGGTGGTATAAGCTGGCCGAAGAAGATCGCCCCAAAGGCTATAAGTTCTTTCGCCAGCCCGGAGGCCTCATGCAGGACTTGGACGAAAAGTCCGAGACCTTCATGGAGTACATTCCAAACCCGAAGGCGGAGAACATCCAGAACCATAGCCTCGGTTACCAGTACTACCTGAATCAGGTGGCTGGCAAAACCGATGACTGGATCAAGGTCTTCCTTCTCGGGGACTATGGCACGACGATGGACGGTAAACCCGTCTATCCGGAGTGGAGCGACAAAGAACACTTTAGTGAGACTCCTCTCACACCGGTCGATGGTATGCCGGTCATCCTGTCGTTTGACTTCGGCCTGACCCCTGCGTGTGTGTTCTTGCAGATGTCCCCGAAGGGGCAGCTCCTCATTCTCGATGAGCTTGTCTCTGAGGACATGGGCATCCGCCAGTTCTACTCAGAAGTCGTCAGGCCTTTCATTATGCAGAAGTACTCTCGCTGCAGACTCGAAGCAGTGGGAGATCCGGCTGGCAACATTCGAGCGCAGACTGACGAGAAGACCTGCATGCAGGAACTTCTGTCGCTTGGCTTGATCTGTGAACCAGCGCCGACAAACGAGTTCTTGGCCCGTCGAGAAAGCGTGGCCTTCTTCCTTCAGCGCATGTCTTCGAGCGGCCCCGGCTTTGTGCTTGGGCCTGACTGCAAGATGCTGCGCAAGGGATTCAACGGTGGATACCGCTATGAGCGTATCCGGTCATCAGGTACGACGAAGTTCAAGGATCGTCCAGTGAAGGACAAGTTCTCGCACGTACACGACGCCTTACAATATGGCTGTCTGCACATGCGCCACGAGATGAATCCTGTTCGTCGAAAAGTTATCAAAGAAGCAACCACAGGCGGTTGGGTATAAAACATGGCACTTAATTCGGTCAAGTTACGAAAAGCGCAAGAAGAGTCGGCCATCTCAGATGAGCCGGTCGTGTTGTCGCTTGCGGGATACGTCCGTCGTTGCTATGAGGAAGCAAAGACCGCTAAGTCTGATGTAACCGAGCGACTGCTGCGCTCTGAGCGCCAGCGTCGTGGAATCTACGATCCTGACAAGCTGGCCATGATCCGCCAAACCGGCGGCTCTGATATTTACATGATGCTCACGGACATCAAGTGCCGTGCGGCTGAAAGCTGGATCAAGGATGTCATGCTGTCTTCCGGCGAGAAGCCGTGGAGTTTGACTCCGACTGCCGAGCCTTCTGTGCCCGAGGAACTGCGTAACGAGATCATCGAGGTTGTCACGGCAGAGGCCGATGAAGTTCAGAGCGCTGGCATTGGCGTCAATCCGCAGACGATTGAAAAGCGGATGGAAGAGATCTACGAGGAAGTTAAGAAGCGCCTCATGGATCGCTCGAAGGAAGCGGCTCTCAAGATGGAGAAGCGCATACTCGATAAGATGCAGCAGTCCAAGTTCAACACGGTTCTCTCTGAAGTTATCTACGACTTCTGCACGTACCCGACCGCCTTCATCAAAGGCCCGGTTGTTCGCACGAAGAAGAAGATGAGCTGGGGTAAGAACTGGACTCCGGTTGTAACCGACGAGATCGTTGAAGACTTCGAGCGCGTATCGCCGTACGACATCTTCCCGTCTCCAAATGCGTCTAACACTCAAGACGGCTACATCATCGAGCGCCACCAGCTCACCCGAGCCGACCTCGAAGATCTGCGCAACTCGCCCAGCTTCAATGTCGATGCCATCGACCAAGTGCTGCGTACGTACGGCAACAGCGGTCTGCGTGAGCTGACCCAGTCCGATACGGAGCGCAACCTTCTCGAAGGCCGCAACAACACGTTGGTTGGAACCGAGCTGATTGAGAGCATCGAGTTCTGGGGTTCTGTCTCTGGCTACATGCTCCGCGAGTGGGGCATGGACGATGTCGAGGACTACCGCGAGTACGAAGTCTGCGTGTGGCAGGTCGGTAGCTACGTCATCAAGTGCGTTAAGAACCCTGACCCGCTGTCTCGCCGTCCGTACTCGAAGGCTTCTTGGGAGTCGATCCCCGGCGCTTTCTGGGGTCTTGCCCTGCCTGAGATGATGACCGACGTTCAAACGGTCTGTAATGCTGCAGCCCGTGCGCTGGCTAACAACATGGGCATCGCCTCTGGGCCGCAGGTTGAAGTCAGTGTCGATCGCCTCCCTGACGGCGAAGACCTCACGAAGATGTATCCGTGGAAGATATGGCAGACGACCTCTGACCGTACTGGCGGTGGCCAGCCTGCTATCCGCTTCTTCCAGCCGGACATGAACGCCAACACTTTGCTTGGTGTGTACCAGCACTTCCAGCGAGTAGCTGACGAAGTGACCGGTGTGCCGAACTACATCTACGGCAGCGGTCAGATGTCTGGAGCCGGACGCACTGCGTCTGGTCTCTCGATGCTGATGGAGAACGCTGCTAAGGGAATCAAGCAGGCTATCCTTGCTTTGGATACTGCCAACACGGAAGTGCTGCAGCGCCTGTATGATCACATCATGATTTACGACGACGATTCGTCGATCAAGGGCGACATGCAGATTGTTCCTGCAGGTGTCGTCGGTACGCTGCTCAAGGAGTCTGTCCAGCAGCGTCGCAATGAGTTCTTGCAGATGACAGCCAACCCGGTGGACATCCAGATCATGGGGCCGAGTGGCCGTGCAATGCTTCTGCGCGAGGCGGCAAAGACATTGAACATGGACATCGACAAGATCATTCCCGATCCCGAGAAGATCGCGGAAGTGCAGAAGATGTTAAGCGAACAGATGGCTCAGCAGCCTCAGCAACCTGAAGTGATGCCGCCCGAGCAGATGCAACCCCAAGGAGTAATGCAATGAGCAAGTTAGGTAATGTCGCCGCAGGGCTGCTTGGCGGCTATGTAGGCTACAAGCAGGAGCAAGAGCGCCGCGAAGATCGCAAGCTCGACCGTGAGATGTATCAGTCCCTTCTCAACAAAAAGAAGGATGCTGCTCCGGTTGCCGCTCCTGCTGCAACGAATGCCATGGCCGAAGGCGCTGCCGAGGCCGATCGCATCGAAGAGCAGGAGCCTATCGAAGGATTTGGCGCTTCTGCTATGGGCGTTAGAAAAGCTAATGGCGGAATGATTGGCGAGATGCCCAAGCATTACGATCGTTTCATGTGGCAGAAGCAGTCGTTCAAAAAGGGAACGCCTAGCTTCTAATGGATCAAAGAACCAAAGAGGCTCTGAAGCGCCTGAGTGCCGACTCAGACTTTCAGATTTTCGTTTCATATCTATCGGCATTGCGTGATGCGAGGCTTGTGGAACTGGAAGACGCTACGGTGGCGCTCCAAGTGAACAAGCTTCAGGGCTACTGCCAAGCATTGCGTGATGTCGTACAGATGGGTACTAGGAAATCCTAGTATTCGAGACCGGAGGAATCCGGAGTTAAGTAACAGCCTGAATACCGGATCGTAGGCAGAGAACACCGATAGGCTCTCTTGCGCGAAGGTCGGCTCATGGAGTGTTAAATGCCCCGCGTTAATAAGGTAGTTGAGAAGCAGTCACAACTTGCAGATGAGATGTATAACAAGCTCTACAGGAATACCGAGCAATCGGCTCCAGAAGGCAATGAACCCGCGAAGCCGGAAACGGTTGTCGCTCCTTCAGAGGAACAGGTAGTTGAGCAAAGCGCTCCGGAAGCAGCGGCTCCCGCCGAGGCTAAGCCGGAAAACGCTGATGATCAGCCGAAGCCTAAATTCCCTGATGCTGACCCGAACGATAAAAGCTGGGAACAGAAGTACAAGGTACTTGCTAACAAGTACTCCGCTGAAGTTCCGCGATATGCGGCGGAAATTCGCTCTCTCAAGGCTGAGATAGCAGATCTCAAGAAAGCCGCAGAGCAGAAGCCAGTTCAGACTCAAAAGGCCGAGACCTTGGTCAAGCCTGAAGAAGTCGCTGAGTATGGCGAGAAGTTTGTCGACTTTGTGAAGCGAGCAGCCAAGGAGGTTGTTCCTTCCGATGTCGAGGAGCTGCGTTCGACGGTCAATGAGTTGCGCAACACGAACAGCCAGCTTGAACGCAAGCGGTTCTTTGATGAGCTTGTTGGGTTATCTCCCACTTGGGAGTCGTTGAACACGGACAAGGAGTTTCTGGATTGGCTTGGGGAGCTTGATCCCTACACCGGCCAGCAGCGCCAGTCATTGTTCGATGACGCTTATGCAAAGTTAGATGCGTGGCGAGTCGCCAACTTCTTCAACGCTTATAACGAGGGCGTTCAGAAAAAGGAACCTCTTGCACCGAAGCCGAATCTTGCGGATCAGGTAGTGCCGAAAACAACCGGCAAGACTCCTCCCCCGCAAGGTAAGAAGATATATAGCAATGCAGAAGTTGCGCGTTTCTACGCCGACCTGCGTCGCAATGTGTATTCACCGGAAGAGGCGCAGAGGATTGAGAAAGATATCTTTGCCGCTCAGGTAGAAGGTCGGTTGCGATAACCCCCTACCCGGCAAAGTCAACTTAAAGGAAACTTAATATGTCTCTCGCAGTAAGTGGTAACTACTACGGCGCTGGCTCTGGCGTCGATGCCTACACCGGCAAGTTCATTCCTGAGATTTGGTCAGGGAAGCTTCAGGTCAAGTTCTATCAGACGACGGTGTTGTCTGACATCACGAACAACGACTGGGAAGGTGAGATCCGCGACCAAGGCGACAAGGTCGAGATCCGCACGGTTCCGACGGTCACGATCAACAACTACTCGAAGGGTCAGCTTCTCACGCCGCAAACCCCGACGAACGACGTTGTTGAGCTTCTGATCGACAAGGGCAAGTACTTCTCGGTCGTGGTCGACGACGTGGATGACATCCAGTCTGACCTCAAGCTCATGGACATCTTCACGAACGATGCCTCGCAGCAGATGAAGATCGCTGTGGACACGGACGTGCTGGGTGCGCTCGTGGGCGCGTCGGCTTCGGCCAACGAGGGTGCGGCTGCCGGTGCGATCTCTGGCGACATCAACCTCGGCGTGTCGACCGGTGGATCGAAGGCTGCCCGTAAGGTCACCTCGACCAACGTGATCGACTACTTGATCGCCATGGGTCAGTGCTTGGACGAGCAGAACGCTCCGGAAGATGGCCGTTGGGTCGTCATCCCGGCGTGGATGGCGTCGAAGATCAAGACCTCCGACCTCAAGGATGCCTCGATCACGAACGACTCGCTCAGCCCGTTGCGCAATGGCCGCCTCGGCATGATCGATCGCTTCACCCTGTATGTCAGCAATCTGCTCCCGTCGCAGACTGCCATCACGGGCGAAGGCGCGGATACCAGCGTGAAGGCGTTTAGCTGCTTCGCTGGCACTCGCGATGCGATCACGTTCGCGTCTCAGATCACGAAGATGGAGACCCTGCGTAGCACCTCTACGTTCGGCAACATCGTCCGTGGCCTGAACGTGTACGGCTACAAGGTCGTGAAGCCGGAGGCTCTCGTTGAGGGCTTCTTCTACAAGGGCTAATCCCTAGTAGTAACAGAGGGGGGAGCTTCGGCTCCCCTCTCTCTTTGAGGAGGATGAGGCAATGCTTTTGAGAAACAAGCGGACTGGATTCGTTTACTCGTACGCTAAGGTTCTTGCTAATGACCCTGAGTTCGAGGTGTTTGAAGAGACGCCGCCTGTTCCTCAAGCGCATGAAAGTGTCGCTGAAGAAACAATCGCTGTTCCGGTAAGAAAGAGAAAGCCAAAGAAGGCTGGAGAAACTAATGGCACTAACGCCGAATAACCTGTTTGATCGTGTACGCGATCTTATTCAGGACGTTGGCAAGGTTCGTTGGACTGACAACGAGCTTATCAACTACCTGAATGACGGACGCCGCGATCTGGCTGCGGCCAGACCGGACTTGTTCTCCGAGACTGCCGACCTGACTCTCGTTGTCGGAACCAAGCAGTCTGTTCCGTCTGACGGAACCCGTTTCGTAGATGCGATCCGCAACGTGTCTGCTGCCGGTGTCATTGGCCGCTCTGTCCGTCTTGTTGAGCGAGAGCTGCTCGATGCTCAGCTTCCTGACTGGCATGCAGAGCCTTCTGCTAACACCGTCAAGCACTTCATGTATGACGAGCGGGAGCCGAAAACTTTCTACGTTTATCCGCCTGCCGTCGCAGGGAACAAGCTGACGGTCGTATACTCTAAGGCTCCAGTCGATGTTGTCTCTGGAGACCTTAACTCGACTTCTGTCCTTGCCAAGGAAGACATCTTCGCAAGCGCTTTGATCGACTACATCGTGTACCGCTGCTTGAGCAAGGACGCAGAGTTTGCTGGCAACGCCCAGCGAGCCGTCATGCACTATCAGGCGTTCGCAAACGTGGTTGGCATTGGCAACAAGAAGCGATTCACGTATTCCCCCAACGTCAACAATGTGGGTGGCGCTGTGCCTCGCGCAGCCACTCCGGAGGCAGCAGGGTAAGCCATGGCTACACTAAGCAACTTCTACCCGTACGTCCTGCCGGAAGTCCCCGGATGCCCGGAGATCTCGGTTGATGTCGCCTTGCGATCGTCGCTGATCGAGTTCTGCGAGAAGAGCCTTGTCATTCAGCGAGACCATGACCCGCTCACCGTTGTGGCTGGCGTCGTGGATTACGACTTCGAGCCGCCCACCGGCAGCCTTGTCGTCAAGGTCATGAAGGCTTGGTACAAGTCTGAGGAGCTGATCCCGCTTGCGCCGGACGAGGTCGAGGACGCTGAGCTGTACAACCGCTCCTTCTCTGATGCGAACACCACCGGCTCACAGCCGAGGTACATCCTTCAGAAGGACGAGCGCACTTTCTCGCTGTACCCGATTCCTGATGTCAACGTCGCCAACGGTTTGACGATGCGCGTGGCTTACAAGCCTACCCGTACCGCCAGCTCGTTCGAGGACGTTCTGTTCGAGGACTATGCCGAGGTCATCGCAGCCGGAGCCAAGGCCCGTCTCATGATGTCCCCCGGTAAGACGTACACCAACCCACAGCTTGCCGTCGCACTGATGGACATGTTCGGTCGCGGAGTGAATACGGCTCGCAGCAGAGCTGGTCGCGGACACGTTCGGTCTGATCTTTCTGTGCAGATGCGGAGACTCTAATGGCTTACAGCACAACTATCCCGCTTGTTGAGGGCGACACCCTCCCGATCCTGTACATGAATCTGAAGGACAGCAATGAGCCTGCTGTCGGTCAGACTCTGGACTCGACCAACCCGGCTACGTGGGCACCCATCGACCTAACCAACTCAACCGTTCGCCTGAAGGTGCGAGCTGTAGGCTCTACCGTGATCAAGGCCACGATCGTAGGATCTGTGACAGATGCCGCTAATGGCCGTGTTGCATTCCAGTGGTCGTCCGCTGCCTTGGATACCGCAGGCACTTACGAGGCTGAGGTTGAGGTTACCTACTTAAACGGAACCATTCAGACCGTTTACGACCTGCTCAAGCTGAAGGTCAGAGCTGACTTCTAATGATTCGCGCAATCTTCGAGGTTGCGAATCCGGGCGCTACGATAGAGGTATCGGATGTCGCAGCAGACGTACGATATCGATACGCTGAGGCTCAGACAGACTGGGTAGCCCTTTCCGGGGATATCGAGTATGTCAACATGCAGGGCAGCCTTGAGTACGTCAATCTCGTAGGCCAGCTCCGGTACGTCAATCTGCAGGCAGCTAATGTCTACGCAGACCCGACTCCGCCTGACCGCTGGGTCAATGACTTTCAAGTCACCGCAGACCAGCTGCTCATCACTTTCCAGAAGGTTACTGCAGACTCGGTATCGACCGCAGACTCCAGCCGCCTTTCTGTCCAAAAGCGCCCTTCAGATTCAGCTTCCGCTGAGGACTCATATCGCTCGCTATTCCGGAAGGCATCTAGCGACATTCAGGCAGTAGCAGATCAGGCTCCGACCTTCTCGGTAGGCAAGGGGCTTAGCGACATTCAGGCCATCACGGATTCTATAGTCCGCTCGATGAGCGTGGCCAAGTTCGACACAGCGACGGCTGTTGACCAACAACTGTTAAACTTGTCGAAGCCGCTGGCCGATTCTTATGACGTTTCTGATCTGTCGTTTATTGGGTTCCTTGCCAATAAATCTGACAATGTATCAACAGTTGATAACAAGCTGTTCGACTTATCGAAACTGTTATCTGACACGGCTCTTGCGGATGACCGCTTTAGCATCGAGGACGAGCTGCAGCAGGCGATTGGTAAATCCCTTGCTGACGACTTCTCGGTTAGCGACAGCCAGCAGATTGTGGTCAGCTTCTCAAGAAGCTTTGCTGAGACAGAGTACGTAATTGATTATCAGGAGATCTCGTTCCTAAAAGGGAACAGCGACTCCGCAGGAACATCAGACTCCGGCGCGTTGTTTATGACCGACTATGCGGACATAACCTACTTTGCCGAAGACTATGTAGGCGTTTCACGCACTTTCTAGAAACAGGGGTTCTTAAATGAAACTTGGAGAAGACATCAAGGCTACCGGCCAGCTTCGGGTGCAGTTGTTCGACGAGAACGGCAACCTGAAGGATGACCGCGAGTTCAATAACCTCGTTGTCACCGTTGGCAAGGAGTTCATTGCTTCTCGCATGGTCGGCACAGCTTCGGCTGTTATGAGCCACATGGCCATTGGCGAAGGCGCAACAAGCCCGGTTGTCGGCAACACGACTCTCGGCAACGAGCTTGGTCGTGTCGCGCTGGCCATCAGCTCGGCAACTGGCGCAGTGGCTACTTACGTGGCTACGTTTGGCGCTGGCACCGGCACTGGCCCTATCACTGAAGCTGGTATTTTCAACGCAGGAGCTGCTGGGACAATGCTTTGTCGCACGGTGTTCGCGGTGGTCAACAAAGGGGCCGCCGATAGCATGACCGTGACTTGGACTGTAACGATCTCCTAATAGGAGCAAAGCATGTCGACGCTTACTACCCGCGCAGGAAAGGGCAGTCCCCTCACTAATAATGAGCTGGACGCCAACTTCACTAACCTCAATGCAGACAAGGTTGAGGTTGGCGGAGACCTTTCCGGAACTTCGTCTGCTCCCAACGTAGCTAAGATCCAAGGCCGTGCCGTCTCGACTGACGCCCCGGCTGCAGGGGAGAAGCTCGTCTGGAGCGGTACGGCGTGGGAACCGTCAGTAGATCCTACCGGCGAGCCTATTGGCCATGCCGATAAGACGCAGTCCACGATCTCGTTCGACAATGGCACTCGTACGTTTACGATTGCTCCTGTTTCGTCTGAGTTCGTAGTCTGGTGCAAGGGCGTAAAGTACACCTATACGTCCGCCCAGACTGTCGTTATTCCGAACACGACTGGACTGCACTACATCTACTTCAGCTCATCTGGCGTCCTCTCGACCCAGATGTCGTTTTTCTCTTGGGAAGAACATGCTCCTACGGCATACGTCTATTGGAACGCGACTACGTCGACGGCTGTCTACTTTGGCGACGAGCGCCATGGCATCACGCTTGACTGGCAGACTCACGAGTACCTTCACCGTACTCGCGGCGCTGCGATCGCGAATGGCTTTGGTGCCAGCAACTACACAACGACAGGCGCTGGAACTACGGATGCGGATGCGCAGATTGATATCGCTGGCGGCACGTTCTTCGACGAGGACATGCAGGTCGATATCGTCTCGACTAATTCTCCTGTCGCAAATACGTGGCAGCAGGATTTGTCTGGCCCTGCTCGCATTCCTGTTATGTACCTTAGCGGCAGCGCTTGGGTAATCGACTCGCCTACCGACTTCCCGTTCAAGTCTGTTGCCGGAGTCCCGCAGTACAACCTGTACAGCGGTGGCGTTTGGTCTACTGCCAACGTCAACAACAACGAGTACTTTGTTTCGTGGATTCTTGCCACGAACAATCTGAACTACCCTGTTCTCTCGATCATCAGTCAAGCCCCAACGAACCAGCTATCGCAAGCCGAAGCCATGACGTTCGAGGGATTGAGCCTCAGCGGGTTCCCGTCAGTCGAGTTCCGCCCCCTTTACAAGGTCATCTACACCCACAAGACTGGCTTCACGAACAGCGTTAAAGCCAGCACGGTCGCTGTATACGACCTCCGTAGCCTGCAGTCTGCTGGCGTTGCTGCTGCCCTCGTTCAGGATCACGGAAACCTTTCCGGCTTGGGCGATGACGATCACGCCCAGTACCTGCATGTCTCTGAGGTTCGCACTCCAAGTGCTGCTGTTAAAAACAGCTTCCTGCCTTCTCAGACTAGTAATAGCGGCAAGTATTTAAGCACTGACGGCACGAACCCGTCTTGGGTTGCCATTCCGTCTGGCTCTCTTAACTTCACCGGGGACGTTACCGGAACCGGCACGACCGGGTCTTCTGTCGCGCTGACGCTTGCGAATAGCGGCGTTACGACCGGTACGTACTCTAAGGTCACCGTTGATGCAAAGGGTCGCGTCACGAGCGGTGCGAACATTGCTTCTGGCGATGTCACGACTGCTCTTGGCTTCACCCCTGAGAATGTTGCCAACAAGGCTGTTGCGAATGGCTATGCGTCACTAGACAGCTCCGGCAAGGTTCCGTCAAACCAGCTTCCGTCCTACGTGGACGACGTTATCGAAGTCGCGAACTATGCAGCGCTTCCCGGTACTGGCGAGACTGGCAAGATCTATATCACGATATCTGACTCAAAGACCTATCGCTGGTCTGGGTCTGCGTATGTAGAGATTACAGCGTCACCCGGAAGCACTGACGCCGTTCCTGAAGGCAGCACAAACCTGTACTTCACTAATGCTCGTGCAAGGGCTGCTGTTACCGCTAGCGGCTCACTGTCGTACAGCACGTCAACTGGCGTGTTCTCGTATACGCAGCCGACGAATGTCAGCGCGTTCACGAACGACAGCAATTACCTGACTGGCATCACTGGCGCACAGGTAACGACTGCCCTCGGCTACACGCCGGCAAACAGCACTTCTCTGTCGAGCTATCTCCCGTTAAGCGGCGGGACGGTTACCGGACAGGTCACTTTTAACAATGCGGAGACTCACTGGACTGGAGCGAACACATACTTCCGTTCAAATAACCAGTTCAACTTTCTAACCGTTTCCGGTAACGCGCAAGCAGGACGATTCGCTGGCATTCAGGTCGGCACAACATATAGCGGAACTGTCCCTAACGATGGAATCCTGTTTGGCACCGACACGCAGTTAGTTCGCAGCGCAGCCAATCAGCTCACGCTCGGCGGCGATGTCGTTCTCGACGCCGGCAACTACAACAGCTACGCCTTGCCGTTGAGCGGTGGAACCGTCACCGGCTCCACAACCTTCAACAGTTCAATTATTGCTAGCGGGCGAGACATACGAATCTTTGAGAACGATTCGTTTATCGAGTTCTACGTCGGCGGCGACGCAAACACGTACTACCCCGTTCGTTTCGATGTGTATGCGTGGTACCACTTCGGCAGCTGGTCGATCTCTCGCCGCTACTCTGATCCGGCTCCATGGGACCCAATCGGCACCGGGTCGCATCGCGGCGGCTTGACGCTCACTTGGGAATGGTCTGGCGACACCGCATGGGGCGGTAACGACAAAACCATCCGCGTCAACCAGTTCTCCGAGCAGTACACGACGATGGTCGGCGGCATGGCGCTGTCGGTCTGGGGAATAATTGTGTGGCTGCGCGGCGGCAATGCCTACTACCGCTTCCACGGTCCCGGCGGAATGTATAAAGGCGCGACGCCTTACTACAGCACGTATACCGCAGGTGACGGGTCGACTTACTCGCCACGCTCATACAACGCTTCGACAGTCGCCTCGGAGGTCGTCTCTCGGATGCCGATCCGGGGCGAGTCGGAACATTACGACGG